CTTCTAGCCCTAAGCCTAAATTATTTTCTTTTTCCTACTATCCCCCACTTTCTACACAAATAAAACTAAATAAAATAAAAACAAAGCAGACCGATTTGATTTTTCGGAGGAAGACCATCATATGAATCTCGCGTTAGTTCGCACAAATTATCATGAATTCTTCTACAAATAACGTTACTGTGTCAGCAGCTACCCTGATGCAGAAAAGACCAACTGCTGTTGGCACCCTTTCCGCGACAATGAAAAGAAATGGACCACAACCCGAACAGTGGCTCCATTCATACATTCCGGACTGTATGCGTCCTACGCGTACAAAAGTACCATGTCCGAAGACAATCAAAATCTCGCAAAGCGAGAGACTCGCATCCAAACGGAACACCATCAACCGCACACAACAACGAGATCGCAAAGCCAATTTTCAAGGACACCCCAGTCTCCTCCCGCTCAACGGCTTAAGGGAGAAGGCTTTGGAATACATGGAAAAAGGTACGTTGCAATGGGACCCATCAGATTTTGTCCCCCAACTCCAGCAAAACGCATTTGTTGAGAAAGTCGTTGCAGCAGCCCAAACTATCAAGCTTGCTTATAACAACACAAAGGATTTCCTTGCTACAAGTTGGGAATTCATTCAAACGACGATTGCATCCCTTACAGCCCAGGCGAAGAATTTTTATAGTGCTGCTACAAACATTGCCGGCACTATTGGTGAAATGATAACAAACCCTTATTATTGGGGCCTGATCATCGTTCTTCTCCTCTGGTTTGTGTTAGACACAATGAAGTGTGGAGCCGTGGGCAGAACCATATTGTCATTTTATTTGGCATTATCAGATAACCCATGGATCTCCCTGGTTGGCGTTGGAAGCACTTTCTTCAATATCTTCTCCTGGGGACGATCGTTGTCAGGATCGCAAGTGAATGTCACCACGGTGAATCAACACGCTCGATTGCAGGCTGACCCCACTTTGTCTGACATTGAGGGAACAGAAGACACTAAAACTCTTTTCCAGGCCGCTGGTGTTCTTGTCTGCATGATTCTTGGCGTATCTTCGGGTATTATGGATTTTTCTATCACTGGCATTGCAAAGCGGGCAAACGAAATCAACCAGATCAAGCGAGGAACTGACAGTCTCTGTGAGTTGTTCAGTAAGTTATTCGACAAGCTCTTGAGCGTCATTGGAATGGAAGCCTATGGACTTACCCCCGCTGGTGAATTGCCAGGTGATGTCAAAGAATTCTTGGACAATATCCGAAAGTATACTAACGAACGACGACAACAACTTGCAAGTGAACCAAGCGACTGTGCAGAGATTGATCGAATGTACAACTTGTATCTCCAAATGCGGCAGACATATCGACATAATAAACCGATTACTACTCTGCTCGACAAGTTTCAAGGTGCAATCTACAATCTGAATGCAATGGCATTGGCAGTGAATCCAAGTCACGCAAAAAACAGAGTTGAACCAGTTGTTCTCATGCTTCGCGGTGCAAGTGGAGTCGGAAAATCGACCCTTATGTATCCAATTGCAACCCACGTTTTGGCAAAAGCTAAGGTAATAACATCGCGAGATTCAGATGAACTGATCCAAGAACGCATTGCAAAGTGCATCTATCCAAGAAGCAGCGAAAATGTATACTGGGAAGGTTACAACAATCAGGCTTGCACTCTTGTTGACGATGCATTTCAAATCGTTGATGCTATGTCAAATCCAAATCTCGACTACATGGAGCTCTTGCGCATGAGCAATCCTTTTCCATATCCTCTCCACATGGCCACGTTGTCCCAAAAAGCGAACACGAATTTTACGTCACGTGTCATCATCTACACCACCAATGTCACATCATTGAATCCTGCATCCTTCTGCGCTCCAGAAGCGGTGCAGCGAAGAGTGACTATGCCTTACGAGGTCCGAATCAAGAGGCAATATGCAACACCAACAGGCACACTGCGTGATGAATTCAAAACGATCGAAATCAATCTCAACGTTTATGAATTTTTGCCTTGGGACACGAAAACAGGGCGCGTGGATGCAAGGAATCCAATCGATTTTCCAGCTTTGATGAGGAAAATGACGGATTTGATGGAGAGACATGAACGAAAGTTTGTCACTGCGACGGCAGGAATGGCGTCATATGCACGGAGCATTCTACCACCCGAAATCGAGCCTGTGGAGGAAAACGAGGACGAATACGAAGAGGAAGATGCTGTTCTACAATGGAATCCTTTTGCGTGGGTACGACCCCGATTCACTGGCGACGAAGATCGTGACACGATGTTGAACCGTTTGACTGAAACACTCGTCCAGATGCGAGTTAACGAACAGATTTTTCTGGATTGGCCAGATGACGTGCAAGAATTCAACCAACACATCAATGTTCCTGAAGGACGGATCCCACCAACACCTGATGAGACCTATGAACACATGCGCGCGTATTACAGTACACGCGGCAACACGCGTCGAATTTTCATCGATGAATCGTATTGGGATATGTTCATCTATTTGCCCGCAGACTGCTGGACGTGGATAAAAGAAAAGTACAATTCGATGAGCTGGTTTCGCATTGGTTTGCTATGTCTGGCTTTGTTCATTGGCGCACTGCGCGTCTATTCAAATGTGAGTGCTTCGATGAAGTGTAAAGCTTTCGATCGCATCATGACTGGATACCCAGATCATAAGTTGGTTCAAGAGGCAATCGATGATTATGAAAACAATGTGGGCTTATTCGACGATGTTAAGACTGAAGTCGTTTGGGCTTACATTAGATGGCTTTCTGGCATCGATCGACCGAGAGCGGCTATTTTCGAATCGGATTTCAAGCTTGCTCTGGAATCTGGTAAACATCGAGATCGCAAGAACCCCACGGTTCAACTCGAGAAAACAATACTGGAATCAGGAAAGAACAGACATGCACGATCGGAGCCTGTGCGACTGGAAGGTTGGAACTCTGAAAACGCTCGTGATGTGTGCTTGAGCGTGAGAAATAACCAAAGGACGCTATCGATCTATCTCGACGGGAAAAGACATGCTGCAACAATTGTTGTACTGTTTGCCGTTGATCGTTGGATGATGATCAACAAGCATTATGTCGATTTGTTGGACAATTTGGCTCATAAGCACGAAGTCAAAGTGCGATTTGAAAATGGTGGCGAAGGTTTCTTTGAGGTACGATGGACAACACTCACTGTTCGCAAGCGATACGAGAGAGCGAATGAGGATACTGACTTGATGTTCATTGAGGTTCCATTGATCAACCGCTTTCAAAACATTTTGCGACACGTGCCGAAAAGAAACGAATTGACAGATTTGGCAAACAATCGCGTAGTGTTGGTCAGAAAGAAGGACAATGAATATGTACTCAAATTTGGTAAAGTTATCAAAATTGGCGTCATGACATACAATGATTTGGCCCGTGAAGTACGCACTGCGAACTCCATTATCACGGATGTTGGTTCAGAAAGTGGTGAGTGTGGATCAGCCTATGTTCTCGACGAAAAGTCAGCGTGTCGACGTCTTATCGGCGTTCACTTTGCTGGATCGGAAGGACGAGCTTATGGCGTTCCACTCGTTTACGAAGATATCGTGAAAGTCATTGGAGATCCAAAAGAACACCTCGAGACCCCTCTTATCCCAAGTGAGACACCTGCACTCTTGCAAGGCAACGTGAATTTTCTTGGACGCGCTGTGCACCGAGGAGAACCAGTGAATCAATTTTACAGTGGACGATCGAATCTGCGCAAAACGCAAGTCTTCAATTGCGTGATGGAATCAAAAGTGATGCCAGCATGTCTCGACGCACGACTCGAAGTTGACTCTGCCTTAGCCAAGGCACTGGCGAAACAGTACGGCCCCGTTTTTGATGTCGATCAAGGCATTCTCGAAAAGGCATCTCATTGCTACAAGAAGAAATTGGCGGAGATGAAAACGGAACCATTGGAAGTGTTGTCATTAGGCCATGCCATTGAGGGTATTGCTGATGATCCATTCATTCGTGGAATAGCTCGCTCAAAATCAGCAGGCTACCCGTGGGCATTGGAAACGCGCCAACGTGGTAAAACAGAATGGTATGGCAACGATGAGTGGACACTTGAATCGGTGAAAGCCCAAGAAATGCGAGATCATGTGCTAAATTGCGAACGGATTCTTCAACAAGGAGGATCTGTTGATTTTATCTTTGCCGACACGTTGAAGGACGAAACAAGACCCATTGAAAAAGTCGTGCAAAGAAAGACACGAGTTTTCGCGGCAGCACCTCTGGACTTTATCATTTTGTTCAGGATGTACTACATGTCATTTCTCAAACTCATGATGGTAAATCGCATCGACAATGAATGCGCTGTTGGAATTCAAGCTCAAGGATTTGATTGGCACCGATTAGCTCTGAAGCTGAAGGAGAAAGGCCCAAGTGTGATCGCTGGAGATTTCTCGAACTATGATGGTACGCTGAATCCTCACATTTTGTGGAACATTTTTTACATTATTGAGGATTTTTACGTATCCAGTCCAGGCTACAGCATGTACGATACCATCGTCCGTATGAGTTTATGGGAATCAATAGTCAATTCAAAGCACATTGTCCATGGCTTTATCTATCAATTGGATCATTCGCAGCCATCTGGAAATCCGGCAACAGCCGTCGTCAACTCGATGTACAATAGCGTTGCTTGTCGCTATGTCTACTATGCATTGGGTGGACCTGATTTTAACAAGGATGTCTCCATGATTGCGTATGGTGACGACAACGTGCTGAATGTTTCAGAACAAAGCAGTGTACTATTTAGTCCCACTGCAATTGCTTTGACATTCCTGGACATTGGAATGACCTACACCGATGAAGCAAAAACGGGAGACGCTCGACTGAAGACTCTTGAGGAAGTGACTTTTCTCAAAAGAGGATTCCGTTTTGAGCCGGCTATTGGATTGTATTTGGCACCATTATCTATTGATTCTATCTATGAGTGCTTCAACTGGATACACAAAACGAACAACGAGTTTGGAGTGATTCAGCAGAACTTTGAGATGGCAAACTTGGAACTTGCTCTGCATGATGAAACAACTTTCAATGATTTGCAGCGTGTGCGCCGGGTTATCAATGAAGCTTACCAACACGTACTTCCCATCACCCCACGAAACACCATTCTTGCACGCATTCGGGATGGCGAGTCTGCAGCGGTCTTCGCACAATTCGATTGGCTCTGAACACCGGAAATTATTTCTCTTTTCTTTACATGGTTAAGGGGTACCATTTTATTTTACTCCTAATTTTATTCTCACATACATAACAGAACCCCCTCATTTAAAAAGGGCTGAGGCGGATATGAACCTGTTATCAAAATTACACGTTATATACGGC